TCAGCGCTGCTCCTCCAGCTGGGCGACTCGACGGCCCAGCCCCTGAACCATCGCCTCCAGCCCCTTCACCGCGGCAACGATGAAACCGATTTGCTGCACCGCGGCGAACCCGTACGAGACCTGGCCGCTGGTGGCATTCGACAGTTCCTCGAAGCTGTTGACGACCATCTTCGTGATCGGGAACGGCTCCAGCGGGCCGGCGTCGATGAACGGCTGATCGCCCGGCGGAGTACGGACGAACGATTCGAGATCGGCAAGGGCGGCGATCAGAACCTCGTTGGTACTCCACTCCCCGCTCTGCAGCCGGGTAGCGGCCTCGGTTGCGATCTCCAGGTGGCCGGGGACGATCAGTTCCTTATCCAAGATGCTTCTCCTTCTGCTGGTGCTGACACACGCAGCGTAGGAGCTGGGGATGTCCCGGGGCCGGAAAATTCACACCGGGTGCCGGCCCCGGGCGCCACCGACGGCGGTGCGCGGGTGACGGCATGAACCTCGTTGATATCGCCAGGGCCGGTGTCGCCGCGGGTGTCTCGTTCTGCAAGGCGTTCACGGTCGAGACCCGCGATGTGGATCTGCCGGTCACCGACGAGGAGACGCGGCGTGCTGAGGGGACGCAGCACGCGCACACCCCCGGGGAGGTGAGCGACGGCCCATCCCCCGACCCGTCGCCCTCCCCGGGGGACTACTCCCGCATGGCCGATTCAGCGCTGCTGGCCCGGGCCGCCGACGACATCGACGCTTTCGCGCTGCGCGTGTCGACGGTCCAAGCCCTGAACGACCTGCTGAATCTCGCTGACGCATTGCGTGATCGCGCCGCCCAGTTCGCGGCGGCCGAATCGCTCGACTCCCCGTAGTAAGCGGCCCCGCGCCGCTGCCACGGCCGGGGCCTTCACCCACAAAAGGAAGAAGGTCCGTTGTGAGCTCTACCGATCGTATCGCCGCCCACCACAAGAAGTGGGACGCGCTGCCGCCGTTCCCCGACTACCCGTACGTCATGAGCGACGATGACGTCGAATCCTGGTCCGACCTGCTGTACCTCCGCAACCTGTGCGATGACCTGGAGGACCAGGCCCGCAAGCTCGCCGCCGACCCGATCGGTGTGCACCAGGTCGCGATGACGCGACTGTGCAACGCGGCTGACTTGGTGCACGTCGCAACTGCACTCATGCCGGTACCGGCTGCGGTGTCTGAGCCGTGGCCCGTCGATCACGCTGCCGGGATGCTCGCCGCGTGGCGGCTGGCTCGCGGCCCCCGCACCCCGCAGCTCGCCCTCACCGCGGCGGTCGCAGCGTGAAGCGCCGCACTATGCACTGGCGCACCGCGCGCCGGATCCTCGCCGCCGCAGCCTCGATCACCGTGCTGGCCGGTACCGGCATCGCTGCGGCCACTGCGCCGGCCAAAGCCGCACCGGATCCGTACTGGCCGATCCCGCCCGTCTGGTGCCCGGGCGGCGGCACCCAAACCGGTTGGGGCGGTTGGTGTGACGGCCAGACGTTCCCCGACGGAACGAAGTGGCACACCGACAACTTCGTGGCCCCGTTCGTGGGCCGCGTGTGGAACCCGATCGTCTGCGTGGTGGCTGATGCCCCGGCACCGCCGCCGGTGGCCGGCCCGGGCGGCTGTGGAGGTGCGGTCCGATGACGCCGCGTCTGCTCACCTACATCGCCGCTGCCGCCCTCGGTTTCGCCCTCGCCGCGCTCGTCGTCGGCACACCCACCATGTTCGGCACCTCGCTGGCCGTCGCCATGGGCTTCGCGATCGCCGCCGACTTCACCGAACGCACAGGAGACCACTGATGCCCAAGTCATTTCGCATCACCGCGCCCATCCTCACCGACGAGGAACGCCAGCAGGTGACCCAGGCCGGTGGTCTGGCCGGCGACACCGTCGACACCAGTCCACTGCTGGGCGAATGGAAGCCGGGTGAGCGCAAGTTTGAGGCGGCGTCGCAGGCGATGGTCGCGCTGCAGCGCCTCGGCCACATCTATTCGGGGACTGTGGATCCGGCGGTGATCGCGGATCGTCGGCGCCGGAACAAGCAGGCACGCAGGTCGCGGCGGATCAACCGATTGGCGGCCCAGCGATGAGCGGCGAAATGGTCGAGGCGACCGGGTATCTCACGGTCGAAGGCGAACGCAGCAGGTACGGCGCGAAGCACGTCACCCGCGCCAAGCTCGCGCGGCTGACCCAGGGCAAGCCCGCGGTCCTGTCGGCGGATCAGGTGGCGGTCAAGGTGACGATCCGGATCCCGGCGAAGGCGTTCGACGCCCTGCAGCCTGAGGCCGTGATCATCGTGCCCGAGGAGCTGGTGCAGCATCCCGTCGAGGTTGAGGCGGTCGAGCCGTGACCGTGCTGAATGGTGGACTGCCGAAGGCCAAGACGATCACCACCGACACCGAGTTCGTCGACCGGTTCATCGCGAACATCACCCCACCCGAGTGGCACATACTCGCCCAACTCCCCCCGGTCGGCCGGTACACCGAGCTCGTCGCCGTGGTGGCCGAGGTCCGCACACTCCCCCGCTACCCGCTGACCGCCGAGCATCCGCTCAACCCGGCCAGCCGCTACACCCAGGCGGCGGCATCGTGAGCGCGCCAAACGATTTCGCAATCCAGTACGCCATCCAACTGCCCAACGGTCAGCTCTATCTCTCGCCGCAGTCCGGGGCCGTCGTCACCTGGTCCGAACGCGAAGGCGCTGAGTACGTGCTCGATCAGCTGGCCGCACACTCGCACCACATGGGCATGACCGACTGGACAGCTCACATCGTGCACCGGTACTGCACGCCGTTCGTGCCCCTGGACCAGGCGCTCGCCGAGCAGATGATCGACGAGCTCACCACGTGGCTGCACAAGCAAGGCGGCGGGTCATGACGTGGCAGGTCCGCGCCGCGTGCGCCGATACCGATCCCGCAGTGTTCTTCCCCGGTGAGGGGCAGCCCACCGAGCCGGCGAAAGCCATCTGCAGCGGCTGCCCTGTCCGGGTCGAGTGCGGCCAGGCCGCCATCGACCGCGGTGAACGGCATGGCGTGTGGGGCGGCATGTCGATCAACGAACTCGAGGACGCCCGCCGCGACCCGGAAACCGGTCAGCTTCGCCACAAATGCCAGTCGTGCGACGACTTCGCCAACGGGCGGTCCCCGTTCTGCGACCCATGCCGCAAGCAGCACCGCACCGAATCCGTACGCCGCTACGACCAGAAGAAACGACTGGCCTCAGTGCCGGTCGGCCGCTGAAAGGACCCCCATGAGCACCGATTTGAATCCCGTACGCGCGCAGTTCGAGATCCTCACCTACTGCCGCAACGAACGCGCCAAGCTGGCGGCCCGCATCGACGAGCTCGAAGCGTCGGCCAAGGCCGCGATCCAGGAAGCCATGGGCGCAGACGACGTCGGGCTGCTCGACGGCATCCCGGTCGTCACCTGGAAGTCGTCCAAGCGGACATCGCTCGATCAGAAGCTGCTGAAGTCGCTGCACCCCGAGGTCTACGAGGAGTGCAAGTCGACGACCGAAGTGCGTCGTTTCGAGGTGAAGTGATGAGCAGCGCAGAGGCCACCGTATACGCGGCCATCGGAGCACTCGCGATCATCCTGCTCGTCGGCGCGATGGTCGGGCGATGACCGCGATGGCTGACATTGCGTGGGAGACGGTCGACACCGGCAACGGTTCGTCCACCGCTCCCACGCAGCAGGACACACTGTGGACCGAGGTCGACGTGCCGAGCAGCAACGGCGCTGATCCGCTGCTCGGCGACCTCAAAACACTGATCCGCCAACACGATGCGTCGCGGCCACGGTCGCAGCAGAAGGCGATCGGACCCAGCGAGGTCGGGCATCCGTGCCTGCGGCAGTTGGCGGGCAAGCTCATGCAGGTCGATCGGATCAACCCGGCCGGCGACCCGCTCCCGGCCTACGTCGGCACCGCGGTGCACGCCCAACTGGAGCAGGCCGTCGCACTCGACAACGGCCGCATCGTCGCCGCACACCTACTCGACCCGACGGCACGTTGCACCTGGTTGGACGGCAAGCCGATCGGCCGATGGCTGTCCGAACGCCGCGTCACCGTGCGGCCCGACCTCACCGGGTCGTGCGACCTGTTCGACACCTGGACCAACACCGTGCTCGACCTCAAGGTGCCCGGCGTCTCCAAGATGACCGAGTACCGCAAACGCGGCCCGTCCGAGGTGTACCGCCGCCAGGCGCACGCCTACGGACGCGGCTACCGCAACGAGGGCTTCACCGTCGAGCGCGTCGGCATCTGGTTCCTGCCCCGCGCCGGGCAGCTATCCACCAGTCACCTGTGGACCGAGCCGTACAACGATGCCCTGGTCGACGAAACCCTCGAACGGCTTGACAACGCGATCGTGCTCATCCACGACTTCGAGGTTGAGCAGCACCCCGAGCGGTGGGCGTGGTTCCCGAAAACCGTTGACAACTGCCAGTTCTGCCCGTTCTTCACGCCGACTGGGAACCATCCGAGTCCGGCGGCCTGCACAGGAGGAGCGAAGTGATCTACATCGCCGGACCCATGACGGGGATTCCGGATTTCAACTATCCGATGTTCAACGTGGTTGCTCAGCACCTGCGGGGCCTTGGCCACAAGGTGCAGAACCCGGCCGAAAACGACGGCGGCAGTTCGGATAAGCCGTGGCAGTTCTACATGCGGCTGGCGTTGCGGCAGTTGCTGGACTGCGACGAGGTGATGTTGCTCCCCGGCTGGCAGAACAGCCGCGGCGCGCGCATCGAAGAGTCTGTGGCCCGCGCGTTGGGCATGACCGTCCGGGAGTGGGGGCGGCTGACCGGGCCGAGATTTCGCCGGGCGTCAAGGCGCGAAACAGACGCACACCAATGAAACACACCAACACACAAAGGAACACGAAATGACGAACTGGGAAGAGATCGACGTACCCCGCGGCGCCTACATCGGCTGGGGCAACAACGCCGGACAGAACGTGACCGGCAAGGTGCTCGAATACGCACCCACCGGTGGCAGCGACTTCAACGGCAACCCCTGCCCGCAGCTGGCCATCGAACTGATCGAGGACGCCGACTCGTACAACAAGGCCGGCCAGAGCTTCAAGCACGCCGCCGGTGACATCGTGCAGCTCACCTGCGGCCAGGTCAGCCTCAAGCGCGCCGTGATGGCCGCCGACCCGAACCCGGGTGACCTGGTGAAGATCACGCTGGACGGGATCGTGAATCTGCAGGGCGGCAACACCGTCAAGGAGTTCGGCATCAAGATCGCCCGCGGAGCTGCGGGACAGGCACAGCCCGCTCCCGCCCCGGCGGCTCCAGCTCCGCAGCAGGCACCGGCGCCCGCGCCGGCCGCCGCTTCCGCAGCGGCTCTGCCGCCGGGACTGCCCGCCACCATCACCGCCGAAGTGTGGGCCACCCTCACCCCCGAAGCCCAGGCCGCGCTGCTCGTCTCCGCGACCTCCGGCCAGCAGTAGGACCCGGCCCGGATCGTCTGCACCCCCCTCGGGCGATCCGGGCCACCACCAATCCCCCTGCCCCGAACTGGAGTCACCCATGAACGCCTGCGACGACGAAACCGAACCCCTCGGCGAATCGCTCGACATCGACACGCTCGGCGCGATCCAACACTTCGGCGTGCTGGGCATCCTGTCCGCCGCCGACCAGGTGACTGCCACGTTGCAGCTCGCCGAACGACAGGGCCAGGCGCTCAACGCAGTTCGGGAACTGCACTACACAACCGCGAGCGGACCTCACGAGCCGTATTGCCACGAGTGCCTCTATGAGGCGCCCTGCCCGACCATCCGCGCGATCGACGAGGCCGGTGCTTAGTGCTCACACTCACTGATCTGTTCTGTGGCGCTGGCGGATCGAGCACCGGGGCCATCGAGGTCCCCGGTGTCTCGGTCCGGATCGCCTCGAACCACTGGGATCTCGCCGTCGAGACCCACAACACCAACCACCCCGACGCCGATCACCTGTGCGCGGACCTGTCTCAGATCGACCCGCGACGCTTCCCGCGCACCGACATCCTCTGGGCCAGCCCCGAATGCACGAATCACTCGGTTGCCAAGGGCCGCAAGCGCGTCGACGCGCAACCGGACCTGTTCGGTGAGGTGCTGCCCGACGCGGCGGCCGAGCGGTCACGGGCCACCATGTGGGACGTTCCGCGGTTCGCCGAGGCGCACCGGTACCGCGCGGTGATCGTCGAGAACGTCGTCGACGCCTGGCACTGGGAACCGTTCCGCGCGTGGCTGATGGCCATGGACTGCCTCGGCTACGACCACCAGCCGGTGTTTCTCAACTCGATGCACGCGCAGGGCTTCGGCCAAGGTGCACCGCAGTCCCGGGACCGCATGTACGTGGTGTTCTGGCGCAAGGACAACCCGCGCCCGGACCTCGACCGGGTGACCCGCCCGCCGGCGGTGTGCCCGGACTGCGGACCGGTGCGGGCCATGCAGGTGTGGAAGCGGGCCGATCGGGCGCCGTGGGGCCGGTACCGCGCCCAGTACGTGTACCGGTGCCCTTCGGTGAAGTGCCGCAACCAGATCCTCGAGCCCGTGTTCCGGCCGGCGGCCGACATCATCGACTGGGCGCATCTGGGCCAGCGCATCGGCGACCGTGGGAAGCCGCTGGCAGCCAAGACGCTGGCCCGGATCCAGGCAGGCATCGAACGGTACTGGTTGCCGCTGCTGGTGCCGGTCGAGGGCCGCGAGGGCAAGCAGGCCGCGCCGGTCGACCAGCCCACCCGCACCATGACGACCCGCAACGAGACCGGGCTGCTGGTGCCCACCGGTGGCACGTGGCGCACCGACGCGACGAGCACCGACGACCCGGTTCCGACGCGCACCACGCGGGAGAACGACGGCATCGCCCTGGCGCCGTTCATCGCCGAGCTGCGCGGCGGCGGGTCCACGCATCGGCCAGTGAGTGAGCCTCTAGCCACACTGACCGCGTCCGGAACGCACCACGGGCTGGTGACGACGTACTACGGCAAGGGCTCAACGCAGCCGACCGGCGAGGCGCTGCCCACCGTGACCACCATCGAGAAGCACGCGCTGCTGATGCGGAACAACACAGCCCGCGGCAACCCGGCGCAGCTCGTGAACCCGGTATCCGAGTACGCGCGCACCATCACCACGGCTGGCCATCAGTCGCTGCTCACCTCGGACCGCCCGACGATCGATGTCAATGACGTGCTGTTCCGGATGTTGGAGCCGCGAGAGATCGCACGTGCCATGGACTTCCCGACTGACTACACGATCCTCGGGAACCGCCGTGAGCAGGTCCGCATGGCGGGCAACGCTGTCACGCCACCGGCCGCGCGGGATCTCGTTGGCGTGGTGGCCGAATCGCTGGGTGTGGTCGAATGACCGAACTGACGATCGCCGAGCAGGCCGACGCTCTTGTCGCCGAGCTCCAGGACGCGATTGACACCATCCCGCGGTACTCGTCGAGGACACCGTACCTGACTGCGCGAGCAGGAATCTCGCTGGCGCGGATGGTGGGCGAACTGGCGCGGCGTGGTGAGCAGCAGCCCGAGAGCGCGGTGGATGTCCTGCTGAAGCATCAAGGCCCGTTCTTCAACGGCGGTGAGTCCCGTTGCGGGTGCGGCGGGCGGGTGCGTGATGGCCGGGATTGGGCCGAGCACGTCAACCGGATGCTCGGAGGTACGCAGTGAGTGCGGAGTTTGTGCGTTGGTGCCAGACCCAGCGCGCCCTGTACGGATCAATGTGGAGGACAAGACGATGAGCGACGTTGTGGAGCGCAGCAAGGCCGCGCTGAAGGCACTCGACGCTGAGACATATGGCGGTAGCGCCGAATCCGGCGCACTTCGACGGATTGCCCGCGAGAACCAGTTCATCGCCCAGGCACGCACTCTCGTGCCCGAACTGGTCGCCGAGGTGGAACGGCTGCGGGCTGGCATCGAGCGGGTGCGCGACGTCGTGGAACAGCACGCCACTCGCGGTATCGGGCAACGCATCCTCGACGCACTGGTGGTGCCCGATGAGTGACCGCATCAAGGTCCAGGCGGTGCGCGCCGCCAACGGACGCATCCAAGGCTGGGCCATCAATCAAGGCAGCCGCGAGCTCTATTTCTTCGGAACCACATGCCGGAACACAGGCAATCGGAACGCTCACACAATCGCCATGACCATCGCTCAACGGGTCGCACGAGGTGCCCGATGACGCGGCAGCTTCCGAAACCTGTTGCCGTCCCGCTCGGCTGGGTCATCTGCGGCGCCATCAACGCAGCCATCTACAGCGGCGGATGGCTCTGCATGCGATGGGACAACCTCACCGACGCCATCGCATCACGGCGCGCCGCCCGGGCCATGTGGCGTGCAGCTGACCAGATCCTGCTGGACAACACCGAGGACCAGGAGGCCGCAGGACTGTGACATTCGCCGAACTGCTCGAACTCCTCGGCTACACCGACACCGAATACGTCGGCATCTGCCACAGCACCAACGGTCAGTTCAGCACCGCGGTGTTGCCGCCCGCCGCGGCTCCGGCCTACGTCGACCAGCTCCCCAACACTGCCGACATCTGGTACCAGGTCAACCCCACCGCGGGCCCGGTGCGCACCAACTCCGGCCGCGGCACCGCCGACGACGTCACCCGCCTGGCCGCACTCTGGTGCGACCTCGACGTCAAAACCACCGGCTGCCCCACCATGCAATCCGCGTGGGCCATCATCAACGAACTCGCCAACCTCCTCGGCGCGCACCCGTCCGCGATCGTCAAAAGCGGCCACGGCCTACAGCCCTACTGGACCGTCGACGACGGCGACATCACCGACGCCTGCCGCACCGAGATGGCCGCACTGCTGCGCCGCTGGGGCCGACTCGTCACCCTCGTCGCCAGCCACCACGGATCCAAGGTCGACAACGTCTACGACCTGCCCCGCATCCTGCGCACACCGGGCACCACCAACAACAAGAACACCCCGGTCCCTGTCACCGCCGAACCCTACCCCGGCGGCACACCGCTGAGCCTCGACGAGATCCACGAACGGCTCAACGAAGCCGGCATCTACGAAACCGACGCAGACAAAGGCGAATCCAGAGAAATCGTCTCCCCACCCACCACATGGGAATGGGGCAACCGCGAAATGTGCACCTACTGGCCCACCGTCGTCGACGGCTGGAAGACCGACAACCCCGACGCCCGCCACCCCTGGCTCGTCTCCCAAGCCGTCCGAATCGCCGCAGCCCACCGCCGCGGCTGCCTCGACGCCGGCCAATACGCCGACGCGAAACGCATCCTCGAGGCCAGGTTCCGAGACCTCTGCAACCGCGGCAACGACACCCGCAAAGTCGGTGTCTACGAGTTCGCCGACGCCATCCGCTTCGGCGAGGACCAGGTCGCCACCATGAGCGACGAACGCCTGGCCGCCGAACTCGGCAAGCACCGCCACCTCGACGAAATCGCGGGCACCGTCACCGAAGTCGACGCCGACGACATCGCACCCACCGCCGCATCGAACGTCACGCAGCTCACCCGGACGACCACCAGCACCACGGCCCCCACCGACGGGCAGCTCGCCACCGTCACCCCGATCACCCAGAAGCCCGTCAAGGTCGCGATCGACAACCTCACCGACACAGGCAACGCCGAACTCCTCGCCACCGCCCACGGCGCACACCTGCGGTACTGCCCCGAAATGGGCAAATGGCTGTCCTGGGACGGCACCTGCTGGACCGTCAACACCGACGACAGCGCAGCATTCACCGCCGCCCGCGCAGTGGTGGGCTCACTCGACCCGACCCTGTCCAAGGACCACGCCAAACACAAACTCAAGAGCCTGTCCCGCACCGCACTCGAAGCCATGGTCGCCCTGGCACGCCGCGCCCCGGACATGCGCGTGGAACTGGACCGCCTCGACGCCGACCCACACGCACTCAACACCCCCGCCGGAATTGTCAACCTCCGCACCGGCGGCCTCTCCCCCCACACCGCAACCGGCTGGCACACCAAAACCACCGGCGTCGGCTACAACCGGGACCTCCCCGCCCCCCAATGGCACCGATTCCTGCAGACCACATTCGGCGGCGACACCGAACTCATCCGCTACGTCCAACGCCTCGCCGGATACGCCGCGATCGGCGAAGTATCCGAACACGTCCTGCCATTCCTGCACGGCGGCGGCCAGAACGGCAAAAGCGTCCTCCTCGACGTCCTCGTCGAAGTGCTCGGCGACTACGCACTCACCGCACCATCAACATTCCTGCTCGCCGGCCAAACCAAACACGAAACCGAAATCGCCCGACTCAACGGCGCCCGGCTCGTCGTCTGCTCCGAGGTCAACAAAGACTCGCGATTCGACGAGGCGAAACTGAAATTGCTCACCGGCGGCGACAAACTCACCGGCCGATTCATGCACCGCGATTTCTTCGACTTCAAACCCACCCACACCCTATTTCTGATGGGCAATCACCAGCCCGAAGTCTCCGCCGGTGGCCATTCCTTCTGGCGGCGTCTGCGACTGATCCCGTTCCGTCACGCGGTGCCCGCCGACGAGCGCAACCCCAACCTCGCGCGAGACCTGGTCGACAACGAGGGCCCGGCCATCCTCGCCTGGATCGTGGCCGGGGCCGTCGACATGCTCACCAACGGCATCGACGAACCATCCTCGGTCGCCGAAGCCACCGAGGAGTACGCCGAGCAGGAGGACGCGCTGGGCCGGTTCCTCGACGAGTGCTGCCATGTCGGCGGTGGCATGACGGTCAAGACCAAGACGACCGTCGTGCTGGCCCGGTATCAGCGGTGGGCGAAGGAGAACGGGGCGCGGGAAATGAACGCCGTCACCCTCGGCCGCGACCTGTCCAGCCGCTTCGGCATCAAGTCGATCAAGAGTGATTCCACCCGGTTCTACCCCGGTCTGGCCCTGGTCGTCGAAGACAACCAGCAAACGGGCGGATGGGGCCAATGATCCGCCCTGTGGATCTGTCCGGAGGGCGGGATACGGACAGATCAAAGACAGATCAAAACCCCCTATTTGCCCTGTTGTTTTTCCTGTTCAAACCCTATTTAGGGACAGATGGGACAGATACATATGGGTTAGTTCCTACAGGGGAGATTTCAAGGTGATTACGTCGGATTTTGCGTTTCTCGGCACTGCAATAGGAAAACATCTATCCCGTCTGTCCCTATCGGCCTCGCCAGCAAACTCCGCGAGGTGGTCCCATGGCACCGCGTAAACCCAAGGAACAGCCCACCCACCAGCACCTCATCACCACCCCGCTACGCGATGGCCGCTGCGGAACATGCAAAGCCATCGTGTGGCGCGGATACGTCGGCGGCGTCTACACCGAACTCGACCCCGTCCGGATCAACCAACAGGCCGAAATCGGAGCGACCCTCGCAGGCGTCGCCACCTACCACGTGCCAGCCATCGGCACCCGACGGCCAGGCCGCCGCACCCGATGGAACTTCGCACGCTGGCCCGAACGCGGATTCGTCCACGCCGCCCACCAATGCGGACGCACATGGCCCGACTCCTGCCGCGACACCCGATCCGACATGCCCTGGATCGACCCCGACACCTACGCCCGAATCACCGCCGAAGAATGCCCCTTCTGAGAGGAATCACAATGGACCAATTACTCGCGCCGATTGTCGAATTCTTCGTCCCCGGAAAACCCGCACCACAAGGAAGCAAACGACACGTCGGCCGCGGAATTCTCGTCGAATCCTCCAAAGAAGTCGGACCCTGGCGCGAACGCATCGCCCTGGCCGCCCACAACGCGATGCTCGAAACAGGACTCAGCCATCCGATCGACAAATGCGCTCTCGTCGTCGACCTCGCATTCGTCATGCCCCGCCCAGCCGCAGCACCGAAACGCTCCACACCGCCAGCGATCAAACGACCCGACACCGACAAGCTCGCCCGCGCCGTGCTCGACGCGCTCACACACACCGTGTTCACCGACGACTCCGCGGTCATCGACCTCCGCGCCCGCAAGCGACTGGCCGAACTCGACGAAACACCCGGCGTGCAGATCACCGTCAGCGTGGTGGCTCAGTGAACCTCTCCCACGAATGCACCCACTGCGGAGCGAAAACCCAGCTCTACCTCTGCAACCGCTGCACCACCACACTCCGATCGCTGCTCGACGACCTGCCCTGGCTGCTCAACGAACTCGCCACCACCATCCGCCGCCAGGACCAACTCACCAACGGCAGCCCCATCGGCCACTCCGACGGCGACCCCGGACCGATCAACCTCACCGCACTCGACACCGAACGAGCGACTCGAGCGACCCTCATCAACGCACTCACCACCCTCACCGCACTCCCCGGTCTCCCCGGGCTGCGCGTCGACCACATCGCCACACCCGACATCGCCCGCACCCTCGGCCACAACGTGCAACGAATCGCCCACCACCCCAAGGCCGGCGACATCTACGGCGACATCAACGCCCTGGTCTCCGACGACGAGATCGGCCGCGCCGCACCACTCTGGAAAGCCATCAACCGGCACGAACGGATCTTCGTCGGCCCCTGCCCCACCATCAAAGGCCATGACCGCGAAGGCAAACCCGTCGAATGCGGCACCAGCCTCTACGCCGACCTCGACGAGAAATTCGCGGTCTGCCACAACTGCGACGCCAAGATCGACGTCGCCAAAAATCGACTCCGCGCAGCAGTCGACCGCGACCTGCTACCCGAGGCGAAACTGCTCGAAGTGCTCGCCGACCTCGACGAGAAGGTCTCTCGCGTGAAGCTCTACGAGTGGATCCGCACGAAGAAGATCCAACCGCGCGGCTGGATCCACCAGGGCCGCATCGTCGGATTCCGCATCCGCCGCGGTGATCCCCGCGTCTTCAGCCTGTCCCAGGCCCGCGCACTCCGAGCCAAGGAACAAGTCAAAGCCCCTGCGCGGTAGACCCGAAGCAGCTACGTTCGGCCACGTGACAGCAGAAACCGAACGTCTCAACCTTGCCGCCAACAACCTCCGCAAGAGCCTCACGGAGCTCCGACAGAGCGGCAGCTACAACGACCCCGGAGCATTCGAAGAAGCCCAAGGCAGCGTTGTCGGGGCCTTGTCAGCCGCTGTGATCATCATCCTTGAACACCTCGGCGCCGACCCCATCACCGAAGAAGGCATCGCGCTTCGAAAGAACAACACGCCGACCGAACCACCGAAATAGCGCACGACGTCCTGACCTGCGTATACTTCGATCTGCCAGTCGAAGACGCTGCCCAAAAACCCCCAGACACCTGGGGGTTTCGTCGTATCTGGCCCCTGAACTCATGCCATACGCACCCCCACGGGTTTGCGCACGCTGCGGCAAACCCGCCCCCAAGAACCGGCCCTGCACCTGTCGCCCCGCCTGGGAAGGCTCCACCCACGACAGCGGCAACGACCGCCAATGGCAAGCCGCTCGCGACGCCTACCTCGCCACCCACCAGATGTGCGAATGGCCCACCGGCTGCATACGCCTGGCCGACATCGTCGACCACGTGATCCCGCTGGCCGAAGGCGGCGCCAAGTACGACCCCCGAAACTTCATGGCCCTGTGCCATGGCCACCACACCGAGAAGACCACCGCGGACGCCCAACGCGGCAAGACCAGAGCGAGGTGAACCCAATGGCCTGCGAACACGACTACACCGTCTCCCACTACCAGACGACTGACCGAGGCAAAGCCAACGAAGTCACCCTCGCCTGCCTCAAGTGCGGCGACGAGAAAGTCATCTTCACCCACCGCACCCGCGAGCAGATCGAGGCCGAGGTGACAGCACAGTGACGCATTTGTGCAGGTCAGAGGGGTATGGGGTCAAAATCGCTCTGACCTGCGACGATGCGACTCGCCGGGGTGGAGTTTCTTTTTCGCGCACAATCGGACGGACTTTTTCGGATGGCTCCGGCTAAACCGGCCCGCCTGAAGGTGCTGAACGGCCGCGGCGACGGCAAGGACAGCGCTGGCCGCCCTATCCCGACGCCACCGAAGTTCATCCGGGAGGCCCCGGAGCCGCCGGAGTGGCTCGATGGTGAGGCCCTGGCCGAGTGGCGGCGCGTCGCACCGGATCTGGAGACGCTGGACCTGCTCAAGCCGGCCGACCGCGCGACGCTCACCGCGTACTGCGAGACGTGGGCCCGGTTTGTTAGCGCGGTGGCCGAGTACAAGGCGCACGGGTTGACGTTGATCAACCCGGACAGCGGTCGGGTGGGGAAGAACCCGGCCGTATCGATCGCCGAGGCCGCCGCGACGCAGCTGCGCGCCTTCGCGAACGACTTCGGGCTGAGCCCGGCGGCCGAGCGCACGATTTCAACGACGGCGAAGACTGATGGCAGCGCGGCAGACGACGACCCGTTCGACGGGTCGGGCCAAGCGTCCTCGGCGTAGCGTCGCCTGGCAGCGTGCTGATCTCGATGCGCTGAAGCTGTCGCCGGAAGTCGCGTGGTATCTGGAGTCGCGAGGTTATAAGCCGCCGACGTGCCCGCCGTTGATCAAGACGCCGGAGCCGGGCGAGCTGGTGCGCGGCGCAGTGTTCGACCCGGAACGTGTGGACCGGGTCGTGGCGGCGTTTCGCCGGTTGCGGCACACCAAGGGCCGGTTCGCCGGTCAGCCGTTCGACCCGGATTGCTGGCAGGTCGCCTACTACCTGGCACCAGTCTTCGGGTGGGTGGCGATCTCGAAGGACACCGGAGAGTATGCGCGGGTTGTCACGACGGTTTGGATCGAGCTGCCCCGCAAGAACGGCAAGACGCAAACCGCTTCTGGCACGGCGCTGTATCTGACGGGTGCGGACGGCGAGGCCGGCGCCCAGGTGGTCTGCGCGGCGACGAACAAGGATCAGGCCAAGTTTGCGTTCGACCCGATGAAGCAGGTCGTTCAGAAGTCACCGGGGCTGGCGAAGCACTTCGATGCGTGGCAGTCGAAGATCGTTCACAAAGCGTCGGGCAGCGTGTTTCAGCCGGTCGCCAACGTGGGTGACGCTCAGCACGGCGCGGATCTGCACGGCGGGATCGTCGACGAGGTCCACCTGCACAAGACGAACGATCTGATCGAGGCCATCGAGACCGGAACCGGGTCACGCATTCAGCCTCTGGTCCTGTTCATCACGACGGCCGACGCGGGCCGACGTCACACGCCGTACGACGAGAAGCGCAGCCGGATTGAGAAGCTGGCCCGCCGGGCGTTGAAGGACCCGACGACCTACGGTGTGGTGTTCGCGGCGACGGCCGACGACGACCCGTTCGCCGAATCGACGTGGAAGAAGGCGAATCCGGGTTACGGGATCTCGCCGACGAAGCGGTTCATGAAGTCGGCGGCGACGAAGGCGAAGGACTCGCCGGCGGAGCTGGCGTCGTTTCAACGGCTGCATCTCGGGTTGCGGACCAAGCAGCAGTTCAAGTATCTCGAACTGGCTCCGTGGGATCGGAATGCGTCGATCGTCGACGTGATCCGGCTGAAGGGCCGGGAGTGCTTCGGTGGCTTGGACCTTGGTTCGACTTCCGACCTCACGGCGCTGTGCTGGGTGTTCCCGGACGGGGACGCGTTCGACGTGTTGTTGCGGTGTTGGGCGCCGGAGGAGTCGATCGAGTACCTCGATGAGCGCACCGCGCGGGCGGCGTCGACCTGGGTGAAGCAGGGTTGGCTCGTCACGACGCCGGGCAACGTCACCGACTACGACTTCATCAAGGCGCAGATCGGCCGTGACCGTGACGAGTTCCTGGTCAGTGAGATCGCGTACGACCGGTGGAATGCGACCCAGTTGGTCAATGACCTGACCAGTGAAGGCGCTCCGATGATCTCGATGGGTCAGGGGTTCGTTGGGATGAGCGCGCCGACGAAGGATCTGCAGCGCCTGGTCCTGCTGGGGACCGAGGAGAAGCCGGTCATTCGTCACGGCGGCAACCCGCTGATGCGGTGGATGGTCGACAACTTCGCGGTCGCGATGGATCCGGCCGGAAACGTGAAGCCGGACAAGGCGAATGCTGGCGACAAGATCGACGGCGTGGTGGCGCTGATCATGGCGCTGTCACGCGCATTGGCCGCGAAGGAAGCCGAGGGCCGCTCGGCATACGAAAACTATGACCTCGCAATCCTGTAAGGAGGCACGACAGTGGGTCTAGCCTCTTGGCTGGGTTTCAATCCGCCGGCATCGGCGCCGCAAGTCGCTGGTCCACTGCGACCGAGCGTTGAACTGATCCCTGAGGGGATGTCGCTCGACGAGTATCTGAAGGGCGTGCTGACGCAGCCGGTGGAGAAGCTGTGGCGTGAGCAGCCGCACCTGCGGACCGTCGTGGGATTCGTGTCGCGCAACATCGCGCACCTGGGTATCCACGTGTTCGAGCGCGACAACGAAGACGGCCGAAACCGGATCCGCAGCGGGCCGCTGTTCGACCTGCTCGACGAGCCCAACGACGAGATGACGCAGTTCGACCTGATCGAAGCCACCGTCGCGTCCCGGATGCTGTACGACGAGACTTACTGGTACGTCGGCCGCGACCTGAAAGCGCCGTCGGGCTGGGTGATTCGGCACATCCCGACGCCGTGGGTGATCGGCACCATCGGCGCCACAGCGTTCCGCGTCGAGGCGTACAAGGTCGCGATGCCGGGGACGCCGGCCGGGAAGTACGTCGAGGTCCCGGCCGAGGATATGATCGTGTTTCACGGCTGGAATCCGGTCGACCCGCGGTCTGGGGTGTCCCCGGTGCATGCGCTGAAAGCGATTCTGGCCGAGCAGATCCACGCCCAGGTGTACCGAGACCAGATGTGGAAGCGCGGCGGCCGAGTCGGCGCGTACCTGACTCGCCCTGTCGGTGCACCGGACTGGGGCAAGGCAGCGGGCGAGGGCCACCCGAGTCCTCGATCACGGTTCATCGAGCAATGGCAGAACTCGTATGCCGGCGACAGCGGCGCCAAGGCTGGCGGGACCCCGCTGCTCGAAGATGGCATGGAGCTCAAGCAGGTTGGGTTCAACGCCAAGGAAAACCAGTACGTCGAGGCCGCGAAACTGTCACTCGAGACCTGCGCGCAGGTGTATTTCATCAACCCGACGATGGTCGGCATCCTCGACAACGCGAACTACTCGAATGTGCGGGAATTCCGCAAAGCGCTGTACGGCGACAACCTCGGTCCGGAGATCGAGCGGACACAGCAGCGCATCAACAAGAAGCTGGTCCCGAAACTGGCTGACCGGAACCGGTTCTACTGCGAGTTCAACCTGCAGACGAAGCTGGCCGGTTCGTTCGAGGAGCAGGGCGACATCCTGCAGCGGGCGATCGGCGGCCCGTACATGACCCGCAACGAGGGCCGCGCGAAGTTGAACATGTCGAAGATCGACGGCGGCGACGAACTGATTGTGCCGCTCAACGTCACCCAGAACGGTGACCAGAACCCGATACCTGCCGAACCGGCACCGGACGACGATCCGGCTGATCCGAGCGAGGAGACCAAGAATGGCCGCAGCCACCGACACAACGGGCACGCGTTCAATGTCACCGTCTGACCGGCCGACCGCCGGCACGAAGTCGGTCGTCGTCAAGTTCAAGACCGACGGCCTGGCCGAGGGCGAATTCATCGGGTACGCCTCAGTTTTCGGCAACAAGGACAGCTATGGCGACGTCGTGATCAAGGGCGCGTTCGCCAACACGCTGGCCGAGTGGGAACGCAAGGGCGTGCCGATCCCGCTGCTGTGGGGGCACAACACCGCGGACCCGGACTTCAATCTTGGCGAGATCATCGAGGCGACCGAAGATGACCGCGGCCTGAAGGTGCACGGCAAGCTCGACATGGAGTCGCCGAAGTCGGCGCAGACCTACCGGTTGCTGAAATCCGGTCGTGTCAACCAGATGTCGTTTGCCTACCACGTTGTCGACGGGGCCTATATCCAGCCCGAGGGCGACGACAAGACCTGGCGCGACGCGTACTACGAGCTGCGTGAGCTCGATCTGTACGAGGTGAGCATTGTGCCGATCGGCGCCAATCAGGAGACCGAGATCCTGGCGGTGAAGGCCATCGCAAGTGCGATGCGGGCGAAGGCTGGCCGGGCGCTGTCGTCGAAGAACGAGGATGCGCTACGCGGGGCGCTGGCTCAGGCCGAGGAGATTGTGACCGCCCTCAAAGGTGTGCTGCCGGAAGATGATCCGGCAGACGAAGAAGACCAGGACAAGACCAGCGGTGAGGAACCGTCCGCCGAGGCTGCAAAGTCGTCGTCGGCTGCGACCACGCCAAGCCCGTCCGTCTCCCTGGCGCTGATGGAAATCCAAATCGCAGCACAAGGAGATATGGAATGAGCGGAACCGATACCGCGGTGCCCAGCAAGGAGCGCCGCGACGAACTGGTACAGAAGGCGCAGGCCGTCGCCGAGAAGGCGAAGGGCGAGAAGCGCGAGCTGACTGTCGACGAGCAGCAGGAGATCGGTGAGTACCTGACCGAGATCAAGGGCATCAACGAGGCCCTGGTGTCCGCGGCCAAGTCGAGCGCCATCCTCGGCCAGCTCGACAGCCTGGCGGCTCTCAACCCCCAGGCCGGCATCGTCACCCCCGGTGGCGCACCGGACGGGGAAGCGAAGGCGCTCAGCCTCGGTGAGCACTTCGTCAAGCACGCGCACCAGCGCATGATCGACGCCAAGGGCCAGACCGGTCTGACCTTCGCCGCTCCCGACTTCGGCATCAAGGCCGCCGCCGACAACCACGTCGTCGGCGGTTGGGCTGCCGGTGCGCCGTTCCTGACCGACTTCGACCGGACCATCGTCCAGGCGCTTCGCATCCGCCTGACGGTCTCCGATCTGCTCAGCCAGGGCACGATCAGCGGCAACGCGATCAGCTACCTGGTCGAGGGCGCGATGGAAGGTGATTTCACCACGGTCGCGGAGGCCGGGGCGAAGCCGCAGATCCACTTCGTCAACCCGACGCAGGTGACCGACGCGCTGAAGAAGATCGCCGGCTTCATCAAGATGACCGACGAGTTCCTCGAAGACGCTGACTTCCTGGTGTCGGAGATCAACAACCGGCTGCTGTACCGGCTGGCTTACTTCGAGGAGCAGCAGCTGCTCAACGGCGATGGCACCGGCCAGAACCTGACCGGTCTGCTGAACCGCGCCGGCATCCAGACTGAGACGTCGGCGGGCCCGACCGACAACGCGGATGCGTTGTTCCGGGCGCTGACCAAGATCGACGTCAACTCCGGCCTGGCACCCGACGGCATCGTGATCAACCCGACCGACTACCAGCAGCTGCGCCTGAAGAAGGACGGCAACGACCAGTACTACGGCGGCGGGTTCTTCGCCGGCCAGTACGGGCAGGGCGGCGTCCCCATGGACCCGCCGCTGTGGGGTCAGCGCACCGTGGTCACCCCGGCCATCGCCGCCGGCACCGCACTGGTGGGCTCGTACAAGATGGCCGCCACCCAGTACCGCAAGGGCGGCGTCCGGGTCGAGGCTGCCACGCAACACGCGTCGGACTTCACCAGCAACCTGGTGACCGTGCGCGCCGAAGAGCGCACGGCTCTGGCCGTGCGCGTGCCGCTGGGCTTCTGCAAGGTCACCTTCGACTGGACCGCCTGACCCAACCGCTGACGGTAGCGCCGCGCCTGGCTGAGCTGGGCGCGGCGCTACCCCGCATTGCACTGAGAGCGAGGAATCACGATGCAGGAATACGTGATCACCGTGCCGGGCGGGATGGAAACCACCGTGCTGCTACCGGACGACGAAGCCGAGAAGCGCGGCCTGAAGCCGGTCGCGAAGACCGCGGCGAAGGCGAAGACCGCCGCGAACAAGGCCAAGGCGCCGGAGAACAAGAGCGCGGCGGCCGACAAGCGGGCCGAGGCCGTGTCCCGGGCGATGAACAAGCCGTCGAAGTCGGGCGATGCCTGACCCAGTGACGGGTGAGCCGACCGCGGCGGACGTCGCGGCCTACTCGCAAGGTCTTCTGGCCGAGGGTGATTCACGTACCGGTCTGCTGCTGGCGGGCGCGCTGGCAGCGGCCCGCGCATACTGCGGCTGGCACGTGATTCCCGAGGTCGAGGCGACCGTGACGGTCGACGGGCCGGGATCGCCGCTGCTGGTGCTCCCGACCCTTCGGCTCGTCGAACTGACCGAGCTGTCCGAAGACGGCACGGATCTGGCCATCGACGGGGTCGAGTGGTCCGGCCGCGGCCTGGTCCGCAAGGCCGGCCACGGCTGCTGGACCCGCAAGTACCGCGGCATCACCGCGACGATCACCCACGGTTTCGCGACAGCACCCGACTTCAATACCGCGGTGCTGGCGGCAGTCGACCGGGTCGGCGCCGGTGGTGCTGAAACGGTGGGCCCGTTCAAGTTTCCCGATGTCGGTTCGGCGTCGGGAGGGTCGACGTTCTCGGCGGCAGAGAAGGCGATCCTGGATCTGTATCGGTTGGAGCCGCAGCCCTAATGGCTGCTGAGACTGTGACGGTGACGCCGTTGTTCGGCAACGACGATGACGGCAACCCGGTCCCGGCCGGGACTCCGGTGGTGTTGACACCCATCGCGATCGCGCCGGGCAACACAACTCGCCAGTTCGGTGAAGGCGGCGACCTAGACGCGGCTGAGTTCACCGTGTTCCTGAAGCTGGCCGACGAGGCGAAGATCGCCGACGACTACCAGATCGAGGTCCGCGGCAAGACATGCCTTGCGCGCGTGCGGGTGTGGCGGTCACCGCGCACCGGCCGCGGCGGTATCGAGGTGCTGTGCCGGTCGGCCACCGGAAAGGCAGCGTGATGGCCAGGCAGGGGTTCAAACGCAACGCCAAGGCCGTGGCCCGGATCCTCCACAACGTGGACGGTGGGAAACGGGCTGCCGCCGAGAAGATCCGCGCCAAGATCCTCGCCGACAATCCCGAGTTGGACGAGCGCGACGTGTTCCTGAAGACGTACCACACGGACCGTGAAGTGGTCGGAATCGTGATGCCCGCAGACTTGCAGGCCAAGTACGGCATCGGTACCCGCGCGGCGCAGCAGGTGGCCAGCGACTGATGCCAGCCGCGGACACGGCCAAGGCGATCAAGGAAGCGCTGAAGGCCGATTGGTCGACCGCACACCCCGGTTGGTCAGCGACGCTCGAAGTGAGCGACGACTACAAGCCCACTGCCGGTAAGCCCACCGTCCTGGTCGCCAACGACGGCGGCCCCGCGGTGCTGCGCGGCGCCTGGCTGGTGCGGAAGACACCGCGACGCCCCATCATTCGGCTCACCGCGTTCGCGGTCGGCCGCGACGAAGCCCTCGCCGCGGTGAACGCGGCAGCGGACTTCATCCTCGCCCACAAACCCGGGATCACCCGGGTCGAAGACGTCTCGGATCCACTCATCACCAAGGACCGAGCGACAGGCGCCGCTCTGGCGTCGATCACGATGCCGGTCATCGTGAGACCAACCAGCTAACCAGGAGAGGACACCATGGCTGGCACCCCCGAAAACGTACGCGTCTGGGAAACAGGCGATGTCTACATCTTCGATCCCGACGTCGAGTTCGTTCTGGCAACGCACATCCCGGCTAGCATCGACGACCCGCTGCACGTCGCGTGGCTGCCGGCCGGTCTGATGCTCGGCGATCCCGGTGTGGAGATGCCGCGCGACATCCAGAAGACCGACCTGGACGCGTGGCAGATCAAGCGGTACCGCACCAAGTTCCGCGGCGGCAAGGTCGACGCGAACTTCACCGTGCTGGAGGACAACGATGTCACCGCGGACCTGATCTCCCCCGAAGATCAGCCGGCGCAGAAGCCGCGACGACTGTGCATGGTGTTCGTCGACTCGGACACCGGCTACACCGAACGCCGGTTCACCAAGCGAACTTCGGATCTGTGGGTCACCAACGACAACCACGCCGAGTCCGTCGACGGGTTCCCGGTGCAGGCGTCGCTGTACCCCGACAGCGCGAAGAAGATCTTCACGATCCAGAAGGGAATCCCGGCATGAGCAGCAAGAAGCTCGTCCTGATCGAGTACACCGAGCGCGTCGAGTCGTCGGCCGGTCGCGCGGACGAGGACTCCAAGAAGGCCACCATCGAGGCCGGCACTCGCCGGTATGTGGATGCGGCGTCGGCGAAGCATCTCGTAGACAAGCGCAAGGTCGCCAAGGTCGTCGTCGACGATGACGACAAGGCCGAGACCAAGTCGGCTGCTGCGAAGGCGGGTCCGAAGCCCGCCGACGCGAGTGGCAACTGACCCCATCGAGGCCGAGGCCACCGGCTGCCGAACTCTCGACGTAGAGTTCGGCGGCCGGAACTGGTCCATCCCAACCGATATCGACGAATGGCCACTCGAAGCCATCGCGAAAACCATCGGTTACCTGCCCAAGCAGGACAAGCTCGTCACCAACCACCGCCACGTGCTCGCGGCGCTGGAATCTCTGCTCGGCCCGCAGTGGCCGGCATTCACTGCAACTGCCCGCAAGCGTGGCGCTCTCGTCGAGGCGTCCCACGCATTCGCCGCGGCGGCCGGCATCCCCCGGGACCAGGACCGCCCGGCCGACCGCGCATTCGGCGCCATCCCCCGCCTGCTCTACGAACTGCGGCGGTGGCCCGGCCCGGTCGAATCCACGTTGCAGTCACTCGGCCTCGACTACCGAGATCGCTACCGCCACGACGACACCGGCCAGCGCCGGCTGACGTTGCGGCAGATCCACGTTCAGCTGTCCTACGCCCCATTCGACAGCCCCCTGGCCATCGCGAAGAACGGTGGCCGTCGCCCACTGTCCGACACGGCAATCGCCGTGATGGACCTGTACGAAGCCCTGACCGGGAAAGCCCACCCGTCGAGGCCACTGCCGCCGGCTGAAGCGAAAGAACGCCAGACCGCCGAGCAGAAACGCGCTGATGCAGTCGCCGATTACAAGGCCCGTCACCGGTCTCGTAGCGACCGGTTCGGCAGCGCGCTGGAGACCGCTCGCACCAATGCCCAGAAGTGAGAGGAACGCCCACCAATGCCCAAGCAAGCCACCAAAACTGAGCCGGAATCGTCGGTCGACGAAGACCACAAGGACCACGTGCACGCTGCCGTCGCTGACGGCCTGGTCCGATTCGAATTCCGGGGCAAGGAATTCACCGTCCCGGCGTCCGGAGACGACTGGGACGCGGACGCGTGGATCGCGCTGCTGCGCGATCAGTACTACCAGGTCGCTGAATACCAGCTGTCCGCGACCGGCCAGTGGGCCGCGCTGAAGCGGCTGGCCCCCACGCGCAAGGACGTCAACGAGTTCCTGTTGGTGTTCTCCACCGTGATCCGCGAAGGCGTCGACTTCAGCTGATGAGCGGCGGCGTGCGCGACTCCACGAGGCGGGTGAGTTCCCTTGGCTGAAAACGATCTTGGGGAGTACTACACGATCCCCGTCATCCTCTCGTTCGAGGGGATCGACAAGCAGGTCAACAGCTCGCTCGGTGGTGTGCTGGGCAAGGCCGGCAAGAAGGGCGGCCTGGACTTCGGCAAAAGCCTGTCCGAGGGCATCAAGGCGTCGGAGGCTGACGTCAAACGTGCCCTGGACAACCACGCGAAGCTCGCGGACAAGGCTGCCGATGCCACCGACAAGTTGAAGGTCGCCCAGGCCGGATACGACGACCTGGTCAAGAAGGGTGTCACAGAGGGTCAGCGATACGAACGAGCGAAAGCCGCTGTCGCCAAGGCAACCCGTGACGAGACCCGGGCGGTCAACCAGGCCAAGGACGCGCTGAAGGACTACGAGAACGCCGCCAAGAGCGCCCAAGGTTCCGGCGAAAAGGCAGGCACGGGGTTCCTGGCCGGGCTGCGTGGTTCAGCAGCGGGCGCCGGACGCGCCGGATCCGAGGCAGCCTCGAGTTTCGCTGAGGGATTCGCCGGATCTTCCTCGCTAATGGGCCTCGCGTCGAAGGGTGGCCCGATCGGCGCTGCGCTGGCCGCGGCCGGTCTGGTCGCCGGTGGCCTGCTGGTCAAGAACGTCATGGCCGGGATCGCGCGCGAGCCGGCCCGAGACCTGGTGCAGGCACAGCTCGGCCTCGACGAGGCGTCCATGGCGAAGCTGTCGCAATCGGCGGCCAAGGCGTACACCGAGAATTTCGGTGACTCGGTCCAGTCGAATCTGTCGACCGCGAAGACCGCACTGCAGACCGGGCTGATCTCCAACGCTGACGATCCCGGCACGCAGAAGGTCATCGAGAATCTCACCGCGGTCTCGACCCTTCTGGGCGAGGAGATCCCGGCAACGGCGCGCGCGGCCGGCCAGCTGATCAAGACGGGCCTGGCCGACAACGCCAATCAGGCATTCGATCTGATCGTCAAGGGCGAACAGGCCGGGCTGAACATCTCCGATGACTGGCTCGACACCCTCAACGAGTACGGCACCCAGTTCCGCAAGCTCGGCCTGTCCGGACCGGACGCTGTCGGTCTGATTTCGCAGGCGCTCAAGGGCGGTGCACGAGACTCGGATGTCGCAGCTGATGCGATCAAGGAATTCAGCATCCGCGCGGTCGACGGGTCCAAGACCACGATGCAGGCTTATCGGGATCTGGGGTTCAGCGCCAAGGACATGAGCGAGCGGTTCGCTGAGGGCGGCCCGGTGGCGCGCGAAGCGTTCGGCGAGATCCTCACTGCGATCGGTTCGATCAAGGATCCGTTGAAGCAGTCTCAGATCGCGGTGTCCTTGTTCGGTACGCAGGCCGAGGACCTCGGTGGCGCGTTCAACGAGATGGACCTGTCCAATGCGGTTACTCAGCTCGGCAACGTTGACGGTGCGGCCCAAGACGCTGCGAACACCATGGGCGACAACGTCGCTGGGTCATTCGAATCGGCAAAGCGCTCGATCAATGTGTCCCTCGACAACGTGCAGGACAAGCTGGCCGAGGTGTTCGGGCCGGGGCTCAAGGAAGTCGCGGGCTGGGTCAAGCAGCACGAAGGTGAGATCGCCGGATTCTTCATCGATTTGGGTGTCGTCTCGATCTCGGCGATCCAGGACGTGGTGAAGTCCACCGGCCAGTTCGTCGTTGCGGTCGGCCAGCTGGCTGGCGCCGTCGGCAACATCCAAGGCACGGTGACGAAGTTCCAGGCCTGGCAGGCTGATTTCCGCGGTGACCACGATCAGGCCGCGCAGCTCCGCGAAGAGGCCGAGGGCTACTTCAGCTGGGGTGAGGGCCTGCAGAAGCTCGGCAACGACATGGTCGGCACTGCCGACAAGATGGACGACTGGAAGCAGTCGCTGCGGGATCTGGAAACCAAGACCGGCGATGCCAAGGACGGAACCAAGGGCCTCAGCGACGAGCTGAACGGGCTGCCGAACCGCAAAGACATCACGCTGAATCTCACTGATGGCGCGGGCAATCCGATCCACGCGGGGCAGTCGGCGACCGCTGGCATTCCTGGGCTGGCTGCTCCAGCGGCGTCATCAGGCGCGGGTGGCCGCAGCCCGGGCGCGTTCGACTGGGACGCGGTCGCCAAAGCTGAGTCCAGCGGCAACTGGTCCGACAACAACTCCGGTGGACACACAACCTCGTCCGGCGCGCCGCGCGGTGGCCTTCAGATCACTGATGGCACGTGGAAGGCGTTCGGCGGAACCGAGTTCGCGGCAACAGCCAACCTCGCGACCAAGGAACAACAGATCATCGTCGCCGAGCGGATCGCCTTCAGCGGCTACAAGGGGACCAATCCGCAGGGCCTCGGCGCCTGGGAAGCCATCACCAAGGGCATGGTCCCCGGTATCACTGCGAACACGCCACGCGGTGGTCCGGCGCCCGTGTCGGTGCCCGCGGCCGCACAGTCAGGAAACGTGCCCTCGGTGCAGGGCACCAACCCGCAGATCAGCATGTTGGCCCGCATCGCCAAGGATCGGTTCGGTCTCGATCTGACCTCCGGCAAACGCGACTGGGCGGGAACTGCGTCGGGCAAGAGCTTCCACCTATCCGGGGAGGCCGGCGACTTCTCCAACTCCTCGGGCAACAGCCCTCAACAGGCCGCGTTCGCCAAATGGCTCAACGAAAACTTCGGCCAGTACCTGCAGGAACTCATCTACTCCGACCCCTCGGTCCCCGGGGTGAGCCTGAATGCTGGCGGCCCGTTCGACTACGGCGCGAAGACCATGGGCGAGCACCAGAACCACGTCCACGTCGCTGTAAAGGACGGGATGGCCGCAGCATTCGAGCAGGCGCTCGGCGGCGGAGCTGCCAGCAGCAGTGGCCTGGGTGGAATCTCCCAGAGTGGCCCGGTCTCCGCGTTCGGGATGGGATACAAGCCGGGTATCGGCACACCGGGCTACAACGAGCTCGGCGAACCTGGCTATTACGAAGTAGACCCGCGCCAGGTGGCCCAGGCGCAACGTCGCGCCGAGGACACCGCGCAGGCCATCGAGGACGCCGATCAGCGGATCCTGGAAGCCAAGCAGAAGCGCGCCGACCTCGAAGACGAAATCAACGTCACGGCTGAGGATATGGCGAAGGCCGACCGCGCCATCGCCGACGCTGAGAAGGATGCGCGGCGCGCCCGCGAGGACGCCCAGTGGGCTCAGCAAGACGCCGCCGAAGCGCAGCAGGGCAAGTTCAAGGCCGCCAAGGAAACCAAGAAGCAGAAGGGCCAGGACGGCATGGGCCTGGGCGATCTCGGTGGCATCGCCGGATCGTTCCTCAAGGAGACGTTCGGCGTCGACGGTTCGTTCCTGCCGGACCTGTCCAGCATCATGCCGATCCAGATGCTGGGCGCCGGCCTCAACGCGTTCGGCGGACCGCTCCAGGGCCTGATCGACGGGAAGCTCGGCATCCAACAGCCCGGCTGGACTCCCGAGATGGGCGACCCTGCCGCCGGTTTGTCGACCGGTGGCGGCGCGTTCGGGATGCCCGACGTCGTTCCGCCTCCGATGCCGGCCGACGGCGCGCACCCCGGCACCGGTGCACCTCCCGGGCCGCCCACCGTCATCAACAACAACGTGTCGACCAACGTCCAAGGCAACGTCGGCATGGATCCCGCTTCGTTCCGCAAGGAACAGCAGCGCGCACACGACCGTGGCCTCGCGCGGCTCACCAGCTTCGGGGCGGGGCTCACCGGATGACGAATCCACTTGTGCAGCGGTGGCGCGACCTCGATGACAACATGAAGGCCACCGGCATCAACATCGGCACGATCGACAAGAACGACCGTGGCTGGAATCTCGGCGGATTCATGGCCGGCCGCCAGGGCGCCATCATCACCGGCCCCGTCTCCGGCATGGTCCACCACCCCTTCAAGAGCATCTGGCACGAACCGGCCTATGGGCCACCGCGGTTCGAGCGGACCGTCGACGAGCGCCGCGAAATCTCCACCCGCATCACGCTCATGTCCGACGACGACTTCGGATGGTTCGACACCGAAAGCCTGTTCTGGGACGGCGTTCCGCGCGACGAGGCGTCGCTGTTCTTCGACGTGTTCACCCGCGCCAAGGGCCAGCTCTACATCCCGATGATGCTGCTCGACGCTGTCGAAACACCACTCGAGAACGACCCCACGATGGACGGCAACAACATGCAGGAGTGGGACATCCTGCTGGCCGCCGACGGTGACCCGGCCTGGCAGATGCCTGATCTGCGGCCGCCGGACTGGGTGAACGACTGGTCGCGCACCACCACGATCAAGCCGGACGACAACCTGCTGTCGACGCCGATCACCGTGGGTGTCGGAAAGATCAAGGTCGCCAACCGCAGCCCGGACCGCATCGCCTGGCCAGTCATCACTGTCTCCGCGCCGGGCCGGTGCTGGATCTCCAACGGTGCCACCAACGAGATGATCCGCGTGCCGAAGCTCAACCCGGGCGAGCACGTCCGCATCGACACCGATCCGTCGCACCGCATCGCGATCAGCGACCTGGATCCGATGGACAACTGGACGAAACGGCTGGCCCGCAACAGCGAGCTGCTGTCGTGGTTGTTCGGCGAGTACGGCGAGAGCGGACAGACCATCTTGGAACGCTTTCACGGCCAGGGCTTCTCGAACCCGATCCAGCCGGGCACCGTCGCCACGATCACCGTGTTCCATTCGCAGGAGAACGCACGCGTGGGCGTGCGTCTGCCGCAGCGGTACGAGCGGGCGATCTCATGACCGCCCCGGTGCTCACCGCCAGCGAGTTCGCCGAGATCGAGCAGCGGCTGAACATCCGCGCTTTCGCGTACCAACATCGTCCGGTCAAGAAACCTCTGATCCGGTTGTGGGACAAGAAGATGGAGACCGCGCACCGGATCGAGATCCCGGAATCGTGGGACTGCGAGGAGATCGCCCACGACGACGGCTCGGCGCACATCGAGCTCGTCGGCAAGGACAACGAATGGCTGCGCGACATCATCGTCCACAAGACGCGGCCGGCCGAAGACCTGCACATCACGATCGACCCGGACCCCGACAAACCCCACGACTTCAAGAACCGGTGGGGCGGCAAGGTCGAGACGATCCGCGACGTCCAGGAGCGTGGAAAACCCACGGTCACAACGCTGAACGTCATCAGCAACCGGCGCCATATGGCCAAGTTCAACCTGGCTGCCTCGCCGCTGCTGCCCCCGGCCGTGCAGTTCCCCAAGATGTTCCTGTGGGGCGGGCCCTGCGCCAGCACATGCGCAACGGCCATGATGGTCAACCTCGCCCGCGTCTACACGCTCAACGCCTGGTGGCCGCTCCCCCGCAACATCCTGGCACCCGAAACGTGGCTTGAGAATGTCTCGCCGCTGAATTGGCCGGTCCAGGTCATGCCGATCAACACGATTTTCGACCAGTCGCGTTGGTGCACGATCGCCGCACGGTGGAAGGACGCGAAAACCGTTCTGACGCCGGTCATGAAGGACTGCGGTGTCATCTGCCACGCGTACACCTGGCTGCCGGGTGATCCCCCGCCGTATGTCGAGGTGTTCGGCGAGGACCTCGGCAAGATCCTGGTCCCGACGCGTTCGTGCGTGATCCTGTCGTTCGAGAACGACTCGGGCATCACCGGCCCGACCGGCACCGCGGTCGACGGCCTGATCAACCTGTTCGCTGCCACCGCAGACGATCTGATCACCGAGGCACTGTTCCCGGTCGACGGTGACGGTGACGGCGAGACCGATCCGTTGATCCGCAAGCTGCTCGGTGTCGCGCCGAAGCGGCCACCGTTCGTGTACCGCGACGTCGGCTATGGCAGCACCAACCGGCGCGAGATGACGATCCACAAGAGCCAGGCCATCATCATCAACACTGGAGGACGATCGCCAGGCTGGGTCGGTGCCCCGTGGCCTAACCGCTGCGGGGCACCGACCCAGCCTCATGGGTTAACCAAGCAATCACCTTCGGGATCCGGTATGGCCTCAGCCAATTGGCCCAAGCCATCAACTACGGCATTGGCGCCTATCAGCAGTACGGCACCGAAGGCCTCGACAACCTCTACCAGGGCCAGCTCGACGACACCCTGCTCGCGTTCATCAACTTCATCGACCCCATCCGGTCGGCCGAAGTCGGACCGTACGCCTTCCAGGAGCACTTCGAGACCGGATCGGGATCCGCTTTCACCGTCAACAGCATCTTCACCCTGCGTGAAGGCTGGTGGAAGACAAGGCCATACACGTCGTTCAAGTTCGACGTCGACGACAGCCTGTTCGTCTTCGGTGAGGACGTCCGCCTCGGTTCCCAGGTTGCGGCCGAGGAGCGCGGCGTCCTGTACCGGGACCAGATCCTGGCCTACAAGCGCCGAGGAACCCGATACGGAACGGGCCGGCCGACGTTGTCGTTCGGTGACGACTCCCGCGAAGAGGATCCGTTCGCCCAAGGGATCTCGACGGTCGCAAACGTGGCCAACTTCGCAGCCCTACTAGCAGGAAGCGGGGACATGTTCTGATGTCCAAAATCATTGAGCCGCCGAAGATCAGCGTTCAGAACTTTCCGTACCGGCGGCGCTGGACCCAGGCCGAGCTCGACGAGGTGTACGCGCGGTTCGAGAAGTTCCGCACGGTGCTGACCGATGTGGTCGGCCCGTCCGGGCAGGTGATGTACATCGACCCCGGCACGGTCGCGATCATCGCGCTGCACGCCTCGCTGGCCGGCGCGGACATCCACGACGACCTGGCGTTCATCGAGCACCGAGTCCGCGACGACGAGTACGGCATCTTTCAGGGTGTCCACGAATGGCGAGTCAAGGGCGAGTTCGCGCCCGACGATCTGCCACCCGACCCGAAAGTCGCTGAGGCCCAGGCCGCGGAGCTGCGCGCCAAGCTGCGCGACGAAGTCGATCCCCGGATCCTGGCCGAGCTGAAACGCCAGATCGCCGAGGAGTTCACGGCCGAGACCGAGAAAACCCGCAAACGCGGCAAGCGCGTCAAGAAGGAAGGGCAGTAGCCATGGCTGAGCCGATTCTGGCCGCGGATGTTCTCACTCGCATGAAGTGGTACCTGCTGCCCCGCGAACCTGGGACACCCCGCCGAGTGGTGGGCACCGCCACCGTGGTCGACGACGAGGCAGTCCTGCTGACCGACGCGATCGTTGGCCCGCAAGGCATCCCCGGCGAGCCGGCCGACATCATCCGCCGCGAATACGGCCTCACCGATCCCGGCGATCTGCCCGACCCGGCCACGCTCGACGAATCCGACTACGGCCGCGGCTGGTACATCCAGGGCCAATGGCACGTGTTCGACAAGCCTGGCGAGTACCACATCCTGCAGGGCAGCATCCAGGGCCCGCCCGGGACCACTCCGAATATCGGGATGTCAGCCGAGCAGATCGAGGCACCGGATACCGGTCCGATCGGGGAGATCGAGGTCGAGGAAACCGGCACGTCGACCGCGCCGCACTTCCACCTGAAGATCCCCGGCATCCCCGGCCCCGAGGGCCCGGCCGCCAGCATCGGCTCAGCATCAGACATGGATGACGCCGATCCTGCGGTCGGCAAGATGGTCGGCGTCACTGCCACCGGCCCAACGCAATACGGCCTGATCACCCCGACGCTGTTCGTGCCGAAGAAGTACACGATCCCGCACAACAGTTTCATCGGCCACTCTGGCAGCGAGCCGCGGTTCATGATCGCGTCGAAGAACCTGCCGATCCAGAGCTCCGACTGGTACCCGGACGTGTGCGGGCATGTGAAGCTGCAGCGCGGAAACATCCTGTCCTCGGTGCAGTGCGAGGTCGAGGTCCGCATCGGCATCACCGGCTCGTCCACGGGCGAAGGTGAACCGCTGTGCGGACTGGCCCCCTACGACCCGTCGGTGGCGCTGCTCGACTCGGCGACGATCGCCAACATCTTCCCGCACTTCTCCGACAGCACCGACCCGGACCGGGCCACCGACCCGGACACCACCGCGGGCCGCTGCCTCGCTGGTACCGCGTACACGGTGTACGTGTTCGTGCACAAGATCGGCGGCTCCGGGTCCTGGACGTTCGTCAAGGATTACAACGCGCAGCTGCGCATCAACGTGGAGCCAGTCGTCGCCTGATGGCCGGTATGGACCTGTCCCGTTTCCGGGGCGCACAGTCAGCGTCGATCAACTCCGGCGGCGGCTCGTACGACCAGAGGATCCCGGACAACGATCACGATCCGACGCGCAACGCGTTGGATTGGACCGACCCGATGGGCGCGATCGCCGACGCGGCCGGCGAGGTCGGTGAGCAGATCCGCAACGCGTTCGTCTTCGTGGTGCGCGAGCTGACCGGTATCGACCTGTCGTCATGGGACGCGTTCATCGCCTCGCTCGATGATGGGAAGGGCATCGATCTGCCGTTCCTGGTTCAGGCGCTGCAGGTGGTCGCGGCGATCTTCGGCGGGATCGACTTCACTGACCCGCCGACGGCCGAAGAGGTGTGGACGGCCGTCGCGACGCTGTTCCTGGCCCCGCTGAATCTATTCGCGATCCCGGCGGACGTGCAGGCAGATATCAACACCGCGCTCGGGAACATGAAGGACGCCCTTGACGGCACCTACACCGGATCTGGGCCGATCTTCTTGGCGATCAAGGCGGCTGCGGCGCAGTGGCTGACTGCGACGTCGCCGTTGAATGCGGCGAATGTGTTTGGTCGGTTTGGGTTGGGGCAGTTTGGCGGTGGTGTGCCGCTGAATGCGTTGACTGCCGCGGTGTCGAATGAGTTGGAGCCGTTTCGGGCGGCGTCGGAGTTGCCTGCGACAGGTGATGGTGATCGGGATGGGTGGTCGTTTAATGCCGCGGAGGATGCGGCGCAGGTGGTGTGTGATGGTTCACCGAAGGCTTTGTATCTGAAGAGCGGTGTGATCAAGGTCGAGTCTGGTCAGCCGTTGGATACGTCGGTCAAGGTGAAGTATTCGGGTGTCACTTCGGGTGCGGGGCAGACGATCCGGTTGGTGTTGGATACGTTCACGACGGATGATGGTTCGGGTTCTGCGACACCGGTGACGGTGGGGGCGATCTCGAACCCGTCGGGCACGATCACGACACCGGTCAGTCTGGGTGATTCGTCGTGGGACATCCCGACCGGTGTGAAGTCGGTGCGCCCCGTGCTGGAGTGCGACGAACTGATCACCGCTGGCACGGTGTTCTGGAAGAACACGCCGGAGCTGTTCAAGGAGCTCGCGGGTCCGTTGGCTGATGGCCTGGTGCCTGCGTTGGATAACGCGGGGCAGGCGATTCGGGATGCGATCGCGAACGCGTTGGGGCACAGCGGCACCGGCCACACCTCGGCCAACATTCTGACGTACTTGCAGAGCATCCCGCAGACGGTGGTGTCTGGGCTGACTGATCTGAACACGTTGACGAATCAGATCCGCGACATTTTCGCTGGGATCGTTGTCACGCCGATTAATTCGACGGTGCAGGCGATTAAGGATTGGTTCAACGGCGTCGTCGGCAAGACCCAGAACCTCACCTCTGGCGGCAACCTGCCACCATCCAACGTCGGCAGCCCCACCGGTGGGACGAACATCGGGCAGGACATCCTGGACACCCTCAATGGGATCTGGGCTGGTCTGCGTGGGGCGGGTTCTGCGTCGGGGAAGACCGCGACAGATGTTGCGGCGGCTACGGCGGCCACCGCTGATCTGGTGACGCAGGTGTCGAGCATTGCGGCTCGTCTGGATACGTCTGTGACGCAGGTGATTCGCGGTGGCGGTGGTGGGGCCACGGATCAGTTCGAGCGCGAAGACGCCAACCTGGGCGCCGATTGGGATTCCACCAACACGGGTGTGGGCGCAATCGCGACCAACGGCAGCGCGGCGTACTGGGAGCCGGTCGGCGGATCGGCGGCAACGCAGATCGCGCGGAATGCGCTTGTCGAGACTGCGACCAACTTTCAGAAGGTGAGCTTCGTTCTCACCGAACCACTGAACACGGTGTCGGGGTGGATGCTGCTGGGGCGCATGAACTCGGCGAAAACCACCTACGTGTACATGTTCGCGAAGAAGGACTACCGCGAGATCGGCTATGTCAATGGGGGATCCCCGGTCGTTCTGGCGTCTTCATCCGACCCGTTCGATCCCCCGCCCGGCGCGAAGATCTCCGGCCATTTCGGAGTCAACTTTTACGGCGTCGTCGACGAGGACGCCTTCTCTCTGGGGGACTATCCCGGCTACGGCAACTCGCTCAATGTGAACTCCTCGGCCCCATCCAAGGGTGACACCTACCGGAGCATGGGGATGGGCGCGAAAGTGTCGACCGCGTCCGGTGCGCAGGTGTCCCCTGGTGCGCTTGAGCTCTGGACGGGCGGCGACTCGAAGTCACCTCCCACGGTGGGAGTCCATCTCGACGTCGATACCCCGGTGTCCTTCACGGCGCTGTCTAGCTCGGGGCCGTACTTCTCTTCAGGGTTTTTCTCCGTAAGCCGGCAGTCGGATTTCATTACGTTCGATCCGACCACAACGGCCTTTACGGTGGAGCTTCCGGGTGCCTATCAGGTCTTCGCGCAACTTGAGTTGAGCGCGGCTCTTGCGACGGGCAACACGATGGAACTGCTGCTGATCAGTCCGAGTGTGCATAGCGAGCGTTCGATGCGGGCGTTGGCTGGCATGGTGTCTGTGCAGATGTCGCCGGTGGTGTATCTCGAAGCGGGCGACTCGGTGAGGCTGGCTTATACGACCGCTGGGGCGGGTTCCAAGAGCGTCGTGGGTTCGCTTCGGGTGGCGAAGTTGTCGCCGCCGTACTTCGCCTAGTCGACGTCGGCCCAGCTGTCGCGCCGACAAGCTTTCGACACTGCGCACATGGACACCCCGTACCGGGCGGCGATAACCCGAAGCGGGTTTCCCTCGCTGCGCATATGGCGGATTTGCCGCACGTCATCCGGGGTGAGTTTCATCTTTGGATTGGGTTTGACCACCGGTTTGTCGAGGGGGATTCCGCGCAGGTCACGGAAGTAGTGGAACTCGCAGAACCCCTTGGCTCTGTGCGGTCGGTCGCAGCCTTGCACTTTGCAATCCCCCATACGTCGGGATTGTGCCATCCGCTGCTGGCAGCCACTAGTCGAATCAAACGGAAACGGGGAGGTGGAGTCGTGTCTTGGTCCACCACCCCACCCACACCCATCGTCAAGCCCGGTTGGACCACCGACCCCACAATCCACATCCCCGCAGGAAACCAACAGTGGGGCGTGTACATCACCCCACGTGTCCGGGCCGCACTCCAGACGGTTCGCGCCGCCCTGGTGGGGGAGCAGCGGCAGCAAGGCACAGTTGCTGCTCAACTGCAGCGGGCATTGTTCGCCGGGGTCGGATCGCAGACACAGTCAGGTGACCTCGCCGCCCGGCTGCAGGCCACCGCGTTCCTCGGAACTAACCTCACCCTCGGCCAACTCGGTGGCCGCCTGCAGCCCGCCCGCGCCAGTCTCGCCGGTGGGCAGCAGATCGGCGGCACCATGGGCGCCAACCTGCAGCCCATCCGCGCCACCGGGGTCGGCCAGCAGATCATCACCGGAACCATCGCGGCCCAACTACCTGCCGCCCTGGCCGCCCTCGCTGGATCGCAAGGCGTACCCGGCACCCTCGCCGCCGAGATTGAAACCCTCGCCGCCGCGGCAGCCGGATCCCAATCGATCAGCGGCACCATCGCCGCCGCGCTACGCCGAATCCTCTTCACCGGCGCGGGAACACAGAGCCAGTCCGGCAGCATCGCCGCTCAGCTACGCAACACGCTGGCCGCGATGGCTGGTAGCGCCCAGTTGAACCCGGTCACGCAGGAATACCAAGCCAACGGCACCTTCGACGTGTCCGCGGTCCGGGCCGCTGGATACACGCACCTCGTCCTCGTCGGTGTGGGAGGCGGCGAAGCGGGCACCAGTGGCTCGTTCATCACCGGGCAGGGCGGCAAAGCGGGATCCTGGAACAACGCGACTATCGACATCTCCGCGTATCCGTCGCTCACGTCTATCACCGTCACGCGCGGCAACGGCGGCGCATCCAGCGGTGGTGACGGCACCGCAACAACATTCGTCGGCAACGGCGGAATGCCCACCCTCACATGCGCGGGCGGCTCCGGGAACACCGGCATCCTCGCCGGTGGCGGCCCAGGCAACGTCACAGTCGACGGCGACACCTACACCGGTGGCGTCGGCCAGGTCTCCGCATCTCAACCCGGCAACGCGCCCGGCGGCGGTGGCGGTGGCGGCAACTTCGTAAGCGCAGGCGGTGCAGGAGCTGTCGGCCGCGGATGGATCAAAGCCAAGCAAGTCATCTAGGAGGAACAGTGAACCCCGAACTCGAAGCCATCAAGGACGCACTGGACAAGGACACCGGCGACGGCCGCGACATGGACCAAGTCCGCGCCCTGGCCGACGCCTACGTGGCCGCACACCCCGACCAGTTCACCAGCCTGCAGACGATGGAACGCGACCAGTGCATCGCCGCCATCGACGTGTTCCGCGCCGCAGGCATGGAAGAAGACCAGTGGCGCGTAGAGGCATGGATCCAACACCGCTGGAACCCCATGATCATCGGCGGCCCGATCGCCGCCACCGTCCGCACCCCAGGAGCATGACATGGCTGAACTCTCACTCGCATCCGCTGTCGCACAAGGCATGCTGAACGGCACCGGCCTGGCCGAAGCGTTCGGGGCGTCACCCAAACTGCGCATCTACTCCGGCACCAAACCCGCCACCGCCGACACCGCACTGTCCGGCAACACACAGCTCGCCGAACTCGTCTGCGCGTCGACACCGTTCTCCGGATTCACCGACACCGGCACCGCGGCCCGGGCCACCATGGGCGCAATCGCCAACGACACCAGCGCAGACGCCACCGGCACCGCCACGTTCTGGCGGATCTACGACAGCGCCGGAACCACGGTGAAGGTCCAGGGGGATGCCGGAACTTCGGGTGCGTCACTGATTCTCGCCACTGTCGCGTTCTCTGCCGGTAGCACCATCGCCATCTCCTCGGCCTACTTCGACTTCCCGAAGACCGGCACGTGGTGATCCGCCCGATTCTCGCCGGCGTCGGTCTCGGCGCCGCCGTGTCCGCGCTCCTCATGTGGGCGTTCTACGTGGGTAGCCCGATCTTCGACACGATCCGCGACCACGACACCATCCACCACATCTAACCCCCAACTATCCCAGCCCCGGCACCACTCGGTGACCGGGGCTTCGTCGTGAAAGGACCAAACATGACCAAGGTCATCACCAAGCAGAAGGCCCGCGAAACCGACATGTGGTGCCGCGCCCGCAGCGGCCTCCCGTACCTCTACGGCGGCGCGTTCTCCACTGACCCGAAGCGGAGTTGCGACTGCTCGGCGCTCGTCCTCCAAACCGGCGCCTACATCATGGGCCGCACCGACTGGTCCGGAAACCGCTACGGATCAACGGAATCGTTCCGCCTGGACTACAAGATCGTCTACGACATCGGGTTCAAACGACTGCCCGCCGGCGGGGTGGCCGCGCTCGGGTTCAAGCCGATCATGCTCGTCGGCCTGCAGCACGGCGGCGGCGGTGTCAACTCCCACACCGCGTGCACGATGTTCTACGCCGACGTGCCGGGCGGCGAGATCAAGCAGTCCGCCCGCGGTATCGACTGGGAATCCTTCGGCAGCAACGGCGTTCGCTACTACGACTACGCCCGCGCCTGGAACGACTCGCTGTTCCACGACTTCTGGTACCTCGACGCGACACTCGAAACCGCTTCCGTCCCGGCCACGCCGCAGCCCGTGATCGTCGGCCCGGCCGACGACCAGCTGAACATGCGGTTCAACTGCCTGGGCGGGCAGACGCTCGTCGAGGCCACGGCCGAGATCCGCGACCACCTGCTCGGCACCAACGACCGCGGCAAGCCCGGGGTCGTGACCAAGTGACCGAGCTGCGGTATGGCGGCAGCCAGCCCGCCGAAGCGATCGCTTGGCAACGCGCCATCGTGAAGTTCGCCCCGTCCTACGCGCTGTCCGCGACTGGTGGCCCGCTCAAGGCTGACGGCTGGATCGGTGACGACGACGCGAAGGTGGCCGCGGAGTACCGGGTGCGTCGCGGCCTCCCGGCCCCGCCGCGCGGAGTTGTGGTCACCCACGAGGAATACGGCGCGCTCGTCAAGACTGCGCCCGCGCAACCGAAACCCCGCCACCTCGGCATCGTGTTCCGCGGCACCGGCGGCATCATCGGCCAGGACTACGTCTCCCGCGTCTGCCAAGGCGCGACCGACCTCATCGAGGAACGCAACCCCGACTGGCCCGCCAGCATGGGCGGCCTACCACCCGGCGCCTCCGGCATGCCCTCGATGAACAAAGCCGTGCAGATCGGCATCGCTGCGGGCGCCCGCGAGATCCAATCCGGGCGGACCTTCGTGCTCGGCGGCTACTCAGCCGGCGCGATCGTCGCGGCCAAGCTGCGCGCCATGCTCGAACCCGGCCAACCGCTCGCCCAATACCGCGACAACTTCGTGTGCGGATTCACCCTCGGTAACCCCTCACGCGCATTCGGGCACACCTACTACCTCGGAGCGATCCCCAACGGACGCGGAATCTCCGACTACAACATGCCCGCCACCACCGGCTGGGACTGGTGCGACCTCGTGCACCCCGACGACATGTACGCGAACGTGCCACTTGGTGACGCCGGGGACATCATGACCGCCATCTACCAGGCTGTCACCGACGTGGAACTGTCCGATCCGCTCGGCACCCTGCAGGCCATCCTCGCGGCCATCCCGAAGGTGCTTCTCGAGGCTGGTGTCACGATCCCGCTGCTGACGCAGATCGGCGCCGGGGCCATGACGGGCAATCCGGCCGCGATGGCTGGGGTTCTGCTGCCGGTGCTCATGTCGACGCTGCCCGCGCTGATGGGCGGCAAGGGCGAGCTGACAGGACCAGCCGCCGCGGTACAGGCCGCGATCATCGCGCTCAAGTTCGCCGCCTCCGGCACCGCCGCGCACATCAACTACCACGCCTGGGAGGTCTGGCCCGGCCAGACGTACCTCGGTTTGGCAATCCAGCACGTCCGCGACTGGGCCGGCCGCACGCCGGTCCGCAACTGAAAGGCGCTCTCATGAACACGATCTGGTCGCTCACCTTCTGGAAAGACGCCGCCGAACGCGCACTCAAGAGCGCAGCGCAGGCCGCCACACTCGCCCTCGGTGGGGACGTGTTCAACGCCTGGACCGTCGACTGGAAAACCGCAGCGGGCATCGCGCTCGGCGGCGCTGGCCTGTCGCTGCTGACCTCCATCGGATCTGCAGGCATCGCCAACAAGGGCACCGCGTCGCTGTCGAGCGCAGTCGAGCCCGCCGCCCCGGGCGAATGAACGGCCTATGGAACCCCGAGTTCTGGAGCAACCTCGGGGCTCCGGCGTTGGCGCTGCTCGTCGCCGTGCTGTTCGTCGTGGCGCTGCTCCGCGAGTGGATCGTGCTCGGCAAAGCACACCGCGCCGAAGTTGCCCGGCTAGATGCCCGCGCAGAGAAAGACGCCGAGTCCATCGCCACGCTCTCACGCGCGGTCACCGAGCAGCGCGCTACCGAGATGGCCATTCCTCGGATCCTCGCCTCGCTGCGCGAAGCCACGATCAAGGCCGGTGATGGCTGATGTGGCCCTGGAAGCGGCGCATTGCCGACGCCGACCGCAAGCTCGCTGAGTCCGAAGCCCGTAACCGAGGGGTCCAGAAGCTCGCCGAGCAGGCACTTCAAGCCACCAACGCGCTGCGCCGCGAATCCGACGTCAACGGCTGGACTGAACTGTTCCTCGCATCCATGCAAAGGGGCCACTGAATGCGCTGGGTGTACCTGGCCGGACTGCTCACCATCGTCGGCATCTTCGTCTCCGACGTGTGGTTCACCATCGACTACCGACTCGGCGCCAACATCTCCCTGATCTGCGCCGCGGCGTTCGTCACCGCGTTCACCGTGCTGTACGGGCTGCGGTCCCTGTGGCGGGCCAACCGGATCGGGAAGATCTTCTTCACCAAGAGCGTGGTGCTGGCCGCCGTGCTGTGGCAGATCGTGCTCGCCTCATGGTGGGACACCGACTACCCCTGGCGTCAACAGATCCGGTACGTCATCTACACGCTCGGCGCGCTCGTGTACATCCCGATGCTCTGGTCACTCTGGCGTGAGCAGCAGCGCGACCGGAAGCGTCGGCAGGGCCTATGACCGATCCGCAGTTGGAGTGCCGGCGCGCGATCTGGCTCGCCCTCATCTGCTGCATGTGCGTCGCGCTACTCGTGCACGTGCTGCTCTGACCTCCCTGCCTGGCGCTGCGCTGGTCGCCATCTGGGCAATGGCTTGATCCGGCGCCAGGCAGGGACCCCCGCGATGTCCACTTTTTCGACCAGAAACGAGGCACCACCATGGCCACACTGACCTACTTCACCGCCCGGCTCTACTACAAGGCCGTCGTCGCCGACGTCCCTGAACAGTTGGAGGGCGACGTCGACACCGACCCCGACACCAACGGCATCAACGCCGGAGTCACCATCACCCCATTCCTGCGCGACGCCAACGGGAAAACGGTCAGCACCGCGACGATCGTGGCGGCCACACTCACCCCGCCCACACTGATCGCGCTCGCCCCGATCCGGGCACGCCTCGACGGCGGCCAGCTCAAGCTCACTGCACTGCAGGCCGACGTCCGCCTCGTCGCTCAAACCGCAGTCCTCGGCCTGGACGTCGGCACGATCCTCGGCTACGAGGTCGCGTTCAACCACGTCACGTTCAACGGTGGCGATCAGCAGCTCCCCAGCTTCAAGGTCCAGGCACCAATCACCGACGTCGTGCTCGACCTGGCTACCGCTGCACGAATCTGATTTTGTCGGACCGGCCCGCTATGGTGTGGGCCGTGTCAGAGCCGCTTGTCCGTACGTTCACCGACGACCAGCGCGCCGAGGCTGAGGCGTACGCCGCTGAGCATGGCGCCCAGGTTGAGACGTTGCCGCTCGCCCCGCCGGGGTCCTGATGGCCGACGTCGGCGACCTGGTCCCGACTACCGATGACCGGTGGATGACCCTGCCGCCGAAGCGTTGCCCGAACGGCCACCAGCTAGGCGGCCACCGAGTGCTCGTCGGCCACCAGCCCTGCAACTGCGGTGGCCACACCACGTGGCGGTGCCGCGAATGCGACGCCGCGATCTACGGGCCGCCGCTGGCCGACGGGTGCCGGCCGCTGGCCGGGCCCGCCGAGGTGGTCGAACTCTAGTCGGCCAGGTCGGTCCGGGCGCCTTGGCCGGGCCGACTGGCGTTCCATTCATCGATCGTCTCGACGGTCCACCCGCGCGCGGTGCCGCGCGGGATCTTGCCGTCGTCGTCGACCGGGCCCACGATCACGTCCGGCTCAGGCATCTTGATCTTTGACAGCGCACCGCGGCGCAGGCCGAGGTGTTCCTCGACCTGCGCCACGTTGAGATACCGGCGCGCTTTGCGTCTGCTCACCGCGACCAACCGCGGACGATGCGGTTGCCGACCTGGTAGGTAACGACCAGGCCCCACACGGCCCAGAACGGCCATGGTGCGTTGACGATGAGCAGGACGCCGGCCGTCGCCGCGGACGCGACGATGTCGTAGTTCGCTCGGATGGTTTGCATCTGGTCCCTTCCTGTTCGTTGTCGGTACTCTGGAATTTCCTGAGGGGTTCCCCGGGCGCTCCTTTCGCCCGGGGCCCTCTCAGGTCACCGTTTCCGGTGACGTCCGCCTCGGCGCTTGCGCCGCTTCCCCGGGCGGTTCCTCTGGTTTTGGATGACTGCGATGATCTGGAAGATCATGCTGACTGCCGCTACCAGGAGTCCCCATCGGGATTCGTTCAAATTCACCACCTCCTTTCTCTCTCTGACATCACTTACCTTACCGCATCAAACGGCATAGTGCAACCGTTCCGGACGGTAAAGTTAGAAACGATTCAGCCAGCGATTCAAGAGGATTCGGCCAATTCGGCACCGCTCATCGAGCAGCGCATCAACCACCGCCATAGTCCGCACCGGCTCACCATCGGCAGCGCACGCCGCCCGATATACCGCCAGTACGCGCAACTCCGCGTCGATCATCCCGATAGTCCGCATGACGATTAGACGCGGACCGGACCGCCGCGGTTCCGTTCAAGGGCAATTCGGATACGACGCCATCGCCGCATCAATCACCATCCACGCTTCCTTGCCGTTCGTCACCCCATTGAGCTGCATCAACTTCTGCTGCACCAGCGAGGTCGGCTCACCATTGCGCAACATCGCGCACGTCTCATGCCCACGCTGAGCGAACAGCACAGGATCGGAAATGACCCAACCCTGCCCTTCCAGCGTGCTGAGGAAATTCCAGTCGGCTCCCGTCAGAGTGGGCTGGTTCGCATTCGGCGGGATCTGCTGCTGGGCAGTAACGGTCGAGGGCGGCACCTGTACGACAACTGTCGTGACAGTCACTGGCGGCGGGTTCGGCGGCGGTGACGGTGCAGCGATCGGAACCGCCTTCGTCGTAGCGGGTGCCGCGACCGGGGCGGCCTGCTCGCCGCCCCCGTACCGGAACCCCAACACCACGGCGACCGCGACGAGACAGAGACTCACGCCGACCGCGGCCGCCACGATGGCAACGGACCGTCGAGGCCGAGGTTCCTCGTCTTCACTGTCATCGAGGGCCCAGGCGTAGGCCGATTGGGTATCCACCTCGGCGACGCCGGCCAGCTCGGTAGGTTCTGCCGCTGCGACTGCGACAGCGTCAGCTACCTCGGTCGGTTCAGCGTCGTCCCCCGTGCCCATGCGCGGGATCGTAGCGCCATCCGCCGACGGCAGCGTCAGAATGCGGCCAATCTCGGCCCGCTGTGTGCACACTTTCGTGGACGCCCGCGCGGGTGTGCACCGACGTACATGCCCGAAAGTGTGTTTACGGTCAGGTGAGTGGTCAGGTACCTGAGCGTTTCCGACATTGCCAAGCGCACCGGACTGTCGCTGAACACCATCAAGGCCTACAGCCAGGTACCAGGCAAGTTGCCGCAGCCTGACGCGCTGATCGGCGAACGGGTGAAGGGCTGGCTGCCGAGCACCATCGATGTGTGGAATGAGCGCCGTACACAGGGACAGTAGAGGGAATCAGGCCGCGGCGCCGAGCATGGCCGCCCGGATCTCGTCGTCGTCGACCGCCAGGTACCGCTGAGTGGTCGCGACCGAGGCGTGGCCGAGCAGCATCTGCACGGCGCGCAGGTTGCGCGTCGCCCGATAGGCACGGGTGGCGAACCGGTGACGAAGCGTGTGCATCGTCCACCCCTCGGGCAGCACGTCGGTGATCAGCAGGCCCACGGTGATCGGGGCGAGGTGGCTGCCTGCGCCGTTCGGGAACAGGTAGCCGCTGGTCGACCGGTCGCGGGGACTGTGCCCGCGCGGGCCGAGCGCAATATGGCTGGCGAGGTCCTCGCTGATCGGAATGACGCGATCGCGTGCGCCTTTTCCGTGCACCAGCAGCCGCGGACCGATGGTGTCGAGATCGTTGTCGTGGACCTGGGCGACTTCGGCCCGGCGTAGGCCGGCCTCAGCCGCCAGCCGGAGCATGAGCTGCACGCGGGGCCGTGCGTGTTCAAGCGCCCAGAGCCAGGCGGCATCGGGGGCCGGCCGCGGGATCGGCGATTCCTGGGAGATCGTCGGCAGGTTTGCTGCCGGGTCATGTCCGATGTGTCCGGACTCGTGAAGGTGGGCGAAGAATCCGCGAACCGCACTGCGATAGCTACGCCGTGTCTCGCGCGCCCACCGCTGTTGCCCGAACCAAGTGGTGATGTGCTCCTTTGTCACAGAATCGGGAGGGTGGGTCACGGATCTTGCCATGTGCCAGAGCTGGTTTCGGCGAAGCGTGATGGTGGTGTCGGGTCGGCCGATGGACGCCAGCAT